CGTTTTAATGGCGAAAGAGTCATTCGGTGGTTTAAGAACTATCCAATGAAAGTATCAATATTTGATGGCGCTTCATTTCAGGAGATAGAGCCAGTTACAGGAACGGTAGCTACATTAACTCCATGGGATTATACTTTCGATTATACATTCCACCCTGCAAGTGCACAAATAGTAACCTGTGTTGAAGACAATGCTACTGATGGTGTGTTCCTACGCTGGATAGACAGGCATGGGAGGCTTCAGTACTGGTTGTTCGAAAAGGGCGTTAAGGAAATTAAGAATGACGACGGAGGACAAGAGCTGACAATGAATTATGTCGACAAGAAGGGAAACAGTTTCCGTTCCATAAAACGACAGCAATATTTCTTTTCAGAAACAAAACTGAATCTCTGTGCACCGAATGTCGATGAGGCTGAGTTTAATATGCTGGAAAGTATTCTTACCTCCCCCGTTATAGACTTGTATCACAAGGATGCAGGCGTCGGCTGGGAGCCAGTAGTTATTGACACTTCGACCAGTAAGCGTAAGGTTACTATAATGCAAGATTTTGAATTCAAGATTCTGCTACCAAACACTAACGCTCAGATGTTATGAAACAATTCGAAATGCTTTATATCGACGGAAAGTCGGTAAATATTGGTGACACGAACATTTCACTCGAATGGAAATCTGTAATGCTTTCTAATATCAGTAAGATGAAGTGTTCTCATTCATACACTATAAAGCTACCAATGACCGCAACGAACAGGCAGATATTTGAATCTCCTGAATCTGCGGAGCACAACGCCTATGTGTTTGAAAAAGGAATAAAATCATCTCTCGGAAGACGAATGAGTGCGAGATACTATTGCAACGGTATTGATGTTCTTGGATCAGCAAACGCTTATCTAATAGGAACTGATAAAGATTATTACAAGATAGTTCTTACGTGGGGAACCTTATCTGCGATACAGAGTATAATAGACGAGGACAAAACGTTGCCAGAACTGTTTGGCAACAAAGACATCCAGCCAAACTTCGTGATGTGGGAACAATGGCCACAATCACAAATTAGTAGCGAATACGGTGAGGATATTATGTGCCTTCGGTATTCTAATGGTGTTGTAGGTGATGACTTTTATGGGTATCTTTATTATCTTCCAAGTTTTAAAGTCACGTATCTTTTGGACAGAATATTTAAGAAGTTCAACATTGATTACGATTTTACGAGGGAGTACACAAGAAAAGATGGAACTAAGGAACGAAAGGTAGAGAGACTTTTGGATTCTCTGTATTGTCCCATTACAACTATGAATGATAGTGAATTCTATCAAGAACGGAATAAGTTTAGATGGGTTTTCGAACCAATGGCAACGGAATTTAGCGGAGGACACACACAATTAGAATCTTATAAGTATCCGACTTTCTATAATATGCGTATAGGGTGGATACATCAAGTTAAAGCACCAAATCATATACGTGCGTGGTATGGTTTCTTCTTAAATATGAAGTACAAAGTAAAAACCCATGTTAGAGTTTTTATCAATGCAGCTCGAATAGACAAGACCGAAGCGGAGATATTCTCGAATGTAAAGCTAACAATAGTAAATGGCATCGGAAACAAAGACGCTTCGAAGCTTCTTGCGCTTTCTGCAACATACATAAGTGGAGAGTGGGTTGGTGTTAAATTATCTACTCCGAGTTCTTCAATATTACAGGGGATAGAACAAGGAAAATGGTATGAAGTGAGGTTTGAGTATCTCACAGATTGGGAGGAAGTTTCAGATAATGACAATCCGGGTAATGGTGACTGGGAGGGACTTCATATAGGTGAGTATAAATGGGAGGACGTAATAGAAATACGACAAGGTCGTCGCGTCTGGATTGACGGAGCAGAGAGAGCCTATATAGGTGATGCTACAGTTCCATGTATGGATGAAAGTGGTCAGAAAATCTACCTGAAGAGTAAGAAGACTGACCAGGAACCTTCGAATTATGAGAGTTATATTGAAGTTATCCCATGTATCAAGGAAGGACACCCATATCAGAAAGAAACACAGGAGGTGGAGTACTTACAGAATGCTACTCCTATATATTTTGAACCGAATTTTCCAGAAATGAAGCCCATAGACTTCCTTAAAGGTGTGTTTTATGTCGTTGGGGGGTACCCTATCATTTATAACGGTAAGTTGAGACTTGTTCTCTACAGAGATCTGATAGACAATGTTGGCAAAGCGGTTGATTGGTCGAACTTTTTAACGAATGACTATGCCATGCCGTCATCAATAGACTTTGTGCTTAGTGACTGGGCGCAAGTGAATAAACTTCGGTGGAAATCAGATAACGAAGACAATCCGAAGTATTCTGGTAGCTTTGAAATCAAGGATCCATACCTGAATACGGAAAATGATGTGTTTACTCTACCATTTGAGGGATGCGATACAGATAGAGGTATGGCCAAAGTTCCTCTCTATGAATCAGGAAAGGTTATTAATTACGTCAAACTAAAGGGTACGGGTTATCTACAGTATGCTTCTTATGCAAAGGAGGTCGAGGGATTTGTTTTCAAAGAATGCAAACCACGAATAGGAGTTCGACACAAGAATGAAGCTGTTGAGAATACAACTGGTACAACAGAGCATTCTTCACTCGATTATCTTACATTTGAAGAATTGTCCTTCCGAAGCAAAGGCGGACTTATGGATACTCGGTACAAGGTCTTTTCAGAAATGCTTAGGCACCCGTATGTGGTAACTGATAATATGGAGCTTGACGAATTCACACTTGGGAACCTTGATATGAGTGTTCCTGTGTATCTCCGACAATATGGAAGTTATTTCGGAATACAGAGCATAAAAAGAAAGTCTGACGGTAAATGTACAGTTCAGCTTCTTAAAATACCAAACAGTCTAATTAAAGCAAACAACAATGAGTAATGAAGCGGTAACTAAGATACTCGAGATTAAAGTCAAATATGACGATGCCATCAAGAAGATGTCCGAGTATCAGAGAAATATTCAAGACGCACGAGAGGCAGAGAAGTCACTCAAGCAGCAGTTGAAAGACGGATTGATAAGTAGAGAGGAGTACAATAAGTCCTTATCTGCTTCGCAGCAGTATATTCGTATGCAACAGAATGCGAGTATGATGCTTACAAGGCAAATGACAAATCAGATGAGGGCGCAGCAAGAGCAGAATGGCTCTTTAGTGCAGCTAAGGGCTCGCTTGGCTTCTCTGACACAAGAGTACGACAATCTCAGTAAGGCTGAACGATCAAGCGCTCATGGAACGGAACTGAAGAATAAAATTAATTCTGTAACAACGGAACTGAAAGAGGCAGAATTTGCTACCCAGCGATTCTATCGGAATGTAGGAAACTACAAAGACGCTGCAAATTCTCTTGATGCGCTTGGCGTACGTGTGCGAAACCTTGGCGGAGTTATTGCTGGTGTATTTGGGGGAATGAGCTTTGCTGGGCTTTCACAACAGGTAATGGAAGTGGGTCGTGCTTTCAATGACCAAATGGCTAAGGTTCAAGCAGTAACTAATGCTACGACTGGAGAATTCAAGATGATGCGTGATGAGGCTCTTCGTCTTGGAGGTTCTACTCGGTATACGGCTTCGGAAGCAGGTGAAGCTATGGAAAATCTTACAAGAAATGGTTTGTCAGCATCTGATGCTACTTCTGTATTGGAGGGCACACTTCATCTTGCACAAGCAAATGTTATAGGACTGGGAGATGCAGCAGATATTACAACAAACATGCTCAATTCTTTTCACTTGGGTGTTGATCAAGTGAATAGGGTTAATGATGTCATGTCAAAAACAGCGGCTTCTTCTGCTACTGATATTCTTGGTTTAAATGAAGCTATGCAGAATACTGCACCAATCTCTTATGCTTTGGGCATTTCATTTGAAGAAACAAATGCAGCTCTTGGTGTTCTTGCCGATAATAATGTAAAAGGCGCACAGGCCGGTACAATGCTCAAACAGATAATCATGGGTCTGACCTCGCCTACAAAGGCTCAAATTGCAGTCTTTGATAAGTATGGAATACATATCGATCAGAACACCGTGAGAACAGAAGGACTTACCAAAACGCTTATAAAGCTTAAGGAAAGTGGTATCATGGAATCTAAGACTTCGATGCGTGACCTTGGTGATGTCTTTGGGCGACTTGCGGCTCCGTCAGCATTAACGCTTTTGAATAGCCTCGATGGACTGGAGAAAAAACTTGTAACAGTTTCTGATGCTGCCGGTACTACGGATAGAATGTTCCAGCAAAGCTACTCTAACGTAACGGTCTCAATTGACTCTCTTAAGTCAGCTTTCGAAAGTTTGTTGATTACTATATTTGATAGCGCCTCTGGGAATATGACAGGACCACTTGATGCTATTACGGCAGGAATAACTTATGTGCGCGACAATTTCGAAGAACTTGCTCATGTCGTAGGTTCCATCCTTGCAGCTTTCTCCCTTGTGAAGATTGTGCAGCATATCAGAGAATCTGCAACTTTATCAAGTTCCTCTGTGATTGCAAATGCTGAACGTGCAACGGCAAATGTGAATACTCTCGCACAGCAGGAAGTAACACAGCGCAGAAATGTGGAAACTCTTAAAAGACAACTTGAAACGGCGTCAGCAGAGGAAAGAGGACTCATAGAAAACAAACTAACAATACAGAAAGCTCATCTCGGAGAAACTGAAAAAGCTCTTCATAAAGCCAAGACTGCCGAAATAAAAGCTACAGAAACAGCAGCAGCATACGCTTCTGGGTCCGCATGGCAAAAAGGAATGATTACTGCCAAGGTAGCAGTACAGGGGTTTGTAAGAACTGCAAATGCAGCAATGAAGACGTTTATTCTTACGGCTATCATATCTCTTGCTTTAGAGTTATTTATGCAGCTTGACGAGATGCTGACTTCAAGTAGCGAGGAGTTCAGATCGTTTAAGGCTACGATTGGAAATCTTATAAAAACAGGTTTACAACTATTAGTCAATGCTATTGCTGGAGCGATAAAATGGATGGTTAATCTATATAATAACTCTATGCTGGTGAGGTCTGCAATTTCATATATGAAAGTGTCATTTACGGCAGCGTGGGAAGTAATAAAGATTGTTGTAAAGAACATTGCAAATTCATTTGGAGCTCTGATAGGTGTTATAAGTGGAGTTGGTACTGCTCTCAAAGGCTTGTTCACTTTAGATTTCACGGCAATGAAAAATGGCATCTCACAAGTTACAAGTGCTGTGCAGAATTATTATAAGAAGACATGGGACAACGTTAAGAATGGTGTTAGTAATGTTGTTAAAACAGTAAAGAGTGAAGCAAAATCTCTGCAAAATCCTCCGAAAAAACAGAATGGACAGTCGAAACCAAAGCCTAAAGCAAAACCCAAACAAGAGGTAGCTACAACATCTGGACCAAGCACTGGAGGTGGAGGAGGTGGTGGAAAGTCCACTAAGAAGAAAGACAAGAAGAAAACTAAAACCAAAAAGACTGATAATAAGCAAAAAGAAAACGAAGAGAAGCGTCATCAAGAGGAAATGAATCGTATTGTCCAAGAGGGTCAGGAAGCGCTAACTAAGCTAATCTCAGATAACCTTGAGCGACAACGAGCAGAGGTTCTTGTGCAATATAGAAAGCAGATTGGAGACCTTAGAAAGAAACTGGACGAGGATAAAAAACTCACGGTAAATGCGAAAGAAGCTATCAATAACAAGATACTTGCACTTGAAAAAGAAAAAGACGAGAAGCTCGAAGCTCTGTATATGGAGCGCTATAACAAATTAATAGAAGAAGACGCTAAGGAACTTGAAATGCGTATCAAGAACTCTCACAAGGGAACAGAAGAGCGGTACAGGCTTGAAAAGCAACAGCGTGACGAAAACTATCGAAAGCAGTACGACGAAATCGATGAAAAGATAGAGGAGCAGCAGAAGCATATCTCAGCTATAGAAAATAGCTATAAGGAGGCTCAGCTTGAAGGACAGACGCAGCTCGAACTTGATGCAATAAATCAACGCAAGGATATAGAGCTTGCGCTCCTTGATAATTATAATAAGCAGAAAGCCGATATTACTGAAAAGCAGCGACAGGAAGATGCACAAGCGGAGGATGCTTATCAGAATGAGCAGATGCAGAAGCAGCAGAAGATTGTAGAGAATGAGATAGCCGAGATGAGTCTTAAAATAGATCGAACGAGAGAAGAGCAGGAAGCAATTCTTGAAGTTAGAAGAGATGCGGACGAGGAATATCTTGAGCAGCTACAGGAAAGGGGGCAGATGGAAACTCAGACAGAAGAAGAGTATCACGCAGAGCTCCTTGCTGCAAGACAGAAATATGCTGAAAGTAAGAAGGCTATTGATGATTACGAAGCAGAGTGTTCAAAAGCAAAACTCGATGCAGAAGCTACAGTGACCAATTCTCTTATAAAGCTCACAGCTGCAATCGGAGAAAGCAATACGGCTTTTGCAAAGATTAGCAAAATAATGACTCTTGCACAGATTGCTATTGATACAGGTA